AGCAACCTTCATCCTCATAGCGGCGTTTCTGATCTGCGCCGCTGTCACGATCTATCTTTCATTCTAGCAGTGCAGGGGCCGGGGAAGTTGGAGAAGGCAAATGAGATGGACGAGAGCGCCATACCCGTCAACAGAATGGTGGAGTTGCCCGAGGAAACCCGGCAATTCCTCGCTGGCCTCAGTCGTGACGATGTTGCGACGTTGAGAACCGGCCTGCCCATCATCAAGGCCATTGTCGGCTTTGGAAAGGTCACAAAATGGCTTGCAATCGCTTCGCTCGGCATTCTCGGCGGCGTCGTCATGTTTGGCGAAAGCGTGATGAAGATCGTCAGTTGGTTCCGGCAGTGACCATGTTCCCGGCGTCGGCAATATGCCCTCGGCTAAAGCCACCCCAGCCAAACCACAATCGCTCAAGCGGCGACAGATAACCATCAGGAACGCCAGCCTTGCCGGTAGGCTTGTCGCCATACTTTTTGGCGAAGTAAATGCGCTTTGCCTTTGGCCACACCTTCTGACCCCATGATGTTCCACCGTGGAAGCGCCACGCTTCTTTCTGAATCTCGCGCTTCCGATCCGCAAGAGGCATATCAGCCGGCAGTCCCTTGTCGATAGCCTCGATCATGCGCAAGCCGCTCGCAAGCCATGTCTCACTCATCTGTCACCTCCTGAACAGGGCGGAAGGTGCGGGGCATGGACGAGATTGTTCAACAAGTAAATCGGTTGAATAATCCCCGCACCTTCTGCAACTATTTGTTTCTGTTGATGTTGGCACTATTCTCGACCGCACCATACCATAAAAACGCTATTGATTTCATTATATTTTTTCGGATTTTCCCCGCACCGCCGTTTCAAGGTGCGGGCGTTGGGCGTTCCTGATTTTGTCTGAAGCCTGCTTTGCAAGCCGCTTCCGGTCTGCCGTTTTGGTGTAGAGGCTCGCCATCGTTCCGCCAGTCCAGCCAAACAATGCTTCCAATTCCCCCACGGTTGCCCCTGCCTCTGCGGCTCGTGTCGCACCAATCTTGCGAACGCCGTGTGCTGATTTCTGCACCCCTGCGTCATTGCAGGCCGCGCGGAACATGTTGCCGAACGATTCTTTCGTGATCGGCTTACCGGTTTCCCCGACGATGAACGCAAGATCGCCAGTCGGGCCTTTCTCCAGTGTGCCGGCCAATGCTGGCAGGATGGGGATATTCACCTCTGTGCCGGTCTTCTCCGTCCTAAGGGTGGCTACGCCGTTCCGGACATGCTGTTTGCCGAGAATAACGGCATCGCCGCGCCTTAGCCCGGTGTAGAGCAGCACGTGGAGCCAAACACGCTCCTTCGTTCCTTCCGGCCATTTCGTTTCGTAGGCCTGCACATCATCTTCGGTCCATGCCTCGAAGCCTGCGGTCTTCGGGCGCTTGGGGTTCTTGACGCCAGCCGTGGGGTCTACAGCGACGTATTCAGCTTCAAGCGCCCAGCGGAATAGGCCACGCATGGCGTCTAGGAAATTCCTGGCTTGGGCAGGCGTTGCGGCACGGTCTTCCCGACCCTGCACGATCTTCTTTCGGGTCACAGCCTTGTAGCAAGCCCCGCCCGCGCTTTCGACCACGTTCTTGAAGATGTTGTCGCGTTGCCGCCGCGTTGCCTCAGAAAGCCCAAGATAGGCTGTTGTCTCCCTATATCGGGTGATCAGCCATTTTAGCGTGTTGGTGTTTGCCAGCACCTTCTTGGCGCGCGGGGTGCCTTTCAGGATGGCTTGGTATTCGTCGTCAAATTCCGGGTCGTCTATCGAGGGCAGGCGCTTGCGAGGGCCTTTGTCGCGACGGAAATAGAAAACGACCTTCCCGTGGCGGGTCCGTTCTCGCAGGACAAAAGGCGGCAGCTTCCGGGGCATATCCAGATTCAAAGCCGGAAGTCCTCTCCTTCGTCAACCCGCTCATCTGGCTGTGCAGGGATAGCGAGTTCTTCGGGGATAAGCCGCACCAGCACATTGCCGATCTGCACGACAGGTGCATAGCCTGCTTGCTTTGCTCCCTCGCAAAGCGCTTTCACCTGCCTCTGTGTCAGGGCAAGGGGCCTACTCATCGCCCGCCCCTAGTGCTGCGCGGCCTGCGGGGGTGATTGACCAGACAGGCCGCAGAACGTCGCCGTCCGTTTCGTAGAACTTGAACACCAGGTCGCGCTCAATGAGCCGGTTGACAATGCGTTCATCGGTAATGTCGATTACGCCGTTGGGTTGCGAACCAAACCAAGCAAGAACCTGCCTCTGCGCCTCACTCAGTGCCATCGCGGGCCTCCCGGGTGCGGGGCGGCAGACCGGTGTGGGTGCAGATCGCGTCTATTTGTTCCTGATCTGGCGAATAGTCTGCCGGGTGGTCTTCGCCATCAACGTCAAGGCCGATGAACACGCCATTGATGTAGCGGTCGAATTCAAACGGACTCACGATTGCACCTTTGGGTCTTGAGACAGGGCTAGGATTGTTGCGCCTATCACTTGTGGAATTTGGGGAAGGACAGCGTTTCCGAGTGCTTCAACTCGGTGAACCCTATGGGATATCCCATTAGATACTCGAATTGCGCTGGCGTAGGCTTCTGCGCCCCAAAGGCCCGAACATAATTCCGGCAGCTTGGCCACTTCTGCATCGAGGGCGCATTGAAATTCGCTTTCCTCGTAGGGGTGTGCAATGGCCCACCAACGGCTTCTGACATGGGGAGCCCCGCAGTCAGCGCCTGAAATATTTCTGACTGAGATTGAGTAGCCGAGGCCGGCAAGATGTTCTGCTGCTGTTCGGATGGCATATTCGGAAACATTCTCCGCGATGACATAGGTTGGGGAGTTAAGGGAAACGACACGAAACATTTCAGGCCACAGATCGGCGGCAACGCGACGGCCATGCGATGCGGTGCTGAATTTCTGGCAGGGGAAGCCGCCGCAAATCAGGTCACATTCGAAATGTTCGACCGTGTGAATGTCGTGAAATTGCGTTGCCATCGGCCAGTGCTGCTTAAGCAGGGCCCGTTGGAACGGTTCGATTTCACAGACTGCAACCGTCTCGAATCCGCCTGTGCGCTCAAGGCCGAGGTCGAAGCCGCCGATGCCGGAAAATAGAGATAAAACGCGCAGCATCACCGTTCTCCTGCTGGGTCTTGAGACAGGGCGAGGCGGGGCGTGAACGACAGGTCGAGGAAGCAATCGCCGAACGACACCAACAGCGTGTAGACGATGCGCCCATGCTCTCTAATAGACGGCGGTTTGTCGGTTTCCTCAAACGCAAACGTGTTGGTAATCTCATCCACCACTGCTTGCGGTTCGTCGGCTGTCTCGGTCCACGGAATGCAGATCAAGTCCAGGTCACGTGCGACTGAGCCATGAACGGCCATCGCGTAACCGTGCTTGCGGGCAATTTCGGCCAAGTCCTTATATGCCCCGATGTATATGGGTGCATTGTTCGCAGGCTTCATCACCGTTCTCCTGCCGTGGATGGGGAGGCGGCAAGAACATCAGGCCATACCGCGCGGTAGCCGTCTTGCTCGCCACGCTCCAGTTCGTGCAACATTTCAACGGTCAAATGGACCGGCACCAGTCGCCACCCATCACCGGAGCCAGCGAGAGCAGCGCGGGCGGCGCGAAGATGACCTACCGTCAAATTATTCAGAATGTAGAAGCGGTCGGGTACGCCCTTCTTGCCGTTGGGGCCGTCGAAGCGTGATGCGGCGCTAGCGAATGGCCGCAAGGCGGCGTCACGCTCTGCTAGCTGGCGCTCGGCTGTTTCGGCGCGGCGCTCAACCAATTTGATTGTCTCGTCACGAGCCGTGATGCCGTCAGGGAACGACGAGCGTTCGTTCAGAGGTATTTCGTGGCGGATCAGATTGTCATCGTCGCCAAGCTTAAAGCAGTGGTCGATTTCCAACCGAGCGTGGCAACGGTCCCGTTCCTTCCGCAGTTCCGCGTTCTCGCGCTCGGCTATGTCCGCGCGGACGTATTCTATGCAGGGTAAGACCTCGCTACAATCATGCGAGTGCCACACGCCGTCGTCGTCAGCCCAAATCTTCTCTGGAGCATCAACCATTGCGGCTTTCTCCCTGTGCGAGAGCGTCTAAGGTGGCTAGGGCGACGAGCGCAATGGTGCGCATGTCGTTGACCTTCGAAGTGCCAAGAGGGTCATTGTTACTACGCGCCACAATCTCCCGCAGCGCCTCGACCGCCCGCTCATCTGTAGTGGTGGCGGGGGCCACGGCAGGCGATTGGGGAGCGGTGTAGAGGGGGCGGCGTTCGTAGCTGTCGCTATACCCGCGCAACTCGCTTTCGGTGACCGTGTGCCATAGTTTATTGTCTTTTCGGCGCACCTGCCAAGCCACCGGCTCGCCAACAGCTTCGAGATAGGCGGTGAGGATGGCGTCAACGTAGTCGTTGACAGGTGCGCCGCCGTCGCTAGCGACCTCTAGCGCCTTCTCAATTGCAACTCGCCTCGCCTTCATCTCAAGCATCGGCTTTGCCTCCCGTAAGGGTGGCGAGGGTGGGTTTGGCTGCTCGAATGCGCTCTAGGGCTTCCCTGGCCAGCCTTCTAGCGAGGCCCGGCATATGCGCATCGACGATGGCAGTAAAATCGCGCTCCGCATCAAGCACCAACTCATTCCAGTCCACATGCCGCTGGTGTGATTCCCCCACCGCATCAGACACCTGCCTGCGAAGGGCGGCGATGGTGTCCGTCCTATGCCTGGCTGCATCCCGAAGCTCGAAAGTGTCTATGCAGATGTGCGGGTCGCTTCCGTCGTCTTCCTTGAATTTCGGGTTTTCAACGATCACAAAGCGATCAGCTTCACCGCGTACAGAGTAACCCTCGGCTATTGCGATAAGTGCTTTCAGCACTTCGCCGTCCAGCGCCTCACGCAGCTTGGTTTCAATGTCAGACGGCTGGCTCATGATATTGCCTCGTGCGTGAATGGATTGCGCCGCTTGGTGAAGTCGAGTTTCTGCGACTCCTTCGGCTGCTTTGGTTTGTCGCGGGTGGCGAGTTTGGAGGATGGACGGACAGCGCCGATGTGCTTGCCGCGTATGGCAGCAATCTTGGCCTTCTCGGCTACATCGGATGCCGTCTTAATCGCGTGGCAGGTAATGTGGACCGGCTTGAGATTGGATTGCCGGTTCTCGCCGCCGTTCACGAGCGCAGTGACGTGATCCAGCGCCCATTTCTTTCCGATGATGACCACACCGCAGATATGGCACTTGCCGCCGCAGTCATCGAATATGCGCTGTCTGATGCGTGGCGGGGCGCGCGTGTCGTCGGTGGCTCCGATCCATTCTTCAAGCTTGCGGCCCATCTCTCACGCCTTCCTGCCGAGGGCGACTTCGGCTTCCAGCATGGCGTGGGTGCAGTCCTGCAGCTTACCCTCAAGGAATTTCCATGGCTGGTGTTTTGCCTTGCGCTCGGCAATCTGCTGCTGGATGATTTCAGCGCGGCGGACCTGAGCGGCATGGATGCGATATGCACGGCGACGGGCCATGAAGGCGAAGAATAGGGATAGCGGATTCATGCGGCTGCCCTTTCGGGGTTGTATGCGTATCGGTCTGGCGGGATGGTCAGGACAACGCCAATCTCGACATGACGGCGGAACACGATGTCCATGAAGCGGCTCATCTGTTCGACGTTCATCAGGCGCGTGACGGGAAGTTCGGTGTCGCGGATCAGAGCCAGTTTCTCAGGATAGGCGAGGGGCCGGATCAGCCGGTCATAGGTCGCTCGGAACTTGTCGTGCGCATCTCGAAGGATCGGGACACCGATTTCCAGTTTGCAACGGGCGCGAACGTCTTCAATGTCCTCTCCGGTCTGGTCGCTGATTTCCTTGTACCATTTGAAGGAAAGCCGGTTCTGTTCGGTCGAGCGGTCGCGGCCTTCCGTTATGTCCACCGTGAACGGACGTTTCCGCCCATCTAGATAGACCTTGAGCAAGGCTAGGTCGTCCGAGTTTTTGACGATACGCTGGACCATTAGTCAGCCCGCCTTCCTCTTTCCCTCAAATTCAGGGAAAGCCGCGTGCAGGCGATGGTGGCATTTTGGGCAAAGCCAAACGACATCAAGAGGCTTTGAATAATCCTTGTGATGGGCGTGGACGTTCTGGTCGCCGCACATGACGCACGGCTCTTTGAAAAGACGGCCATCCCGCAAAGCATTCCCAACCGCCGTCTGAGCCTGATAGGCGAGAGGATTTTCCTCCCTCCACCGCTTCACGGTCGACCGATTGTAAGCTTTCCGCTTCGGCGTCTTGGCGCGCGTACGGTCATACTCTTGGACGGCTGGGTTTATTTTTGCCCTAGCCCTTACCCGTCGACAGACGCATTCTCGACATTGACGACCTCGGCTATAAAAACCGGACGGGTCCTTATCCTCGTTGCAAATCGTGCAAATCATGGCCGGTCCTCAAAAGGGTATGTCGTCGTCTAGCTCGCGGGTGTTTGCCTGCCGCGCCGTACCGCCCGATCGCTCGGAATAACCTTGCTGGCGACCACTCGATTGCGGACGGTCCTCTTTGGGCTTTGGAGGGAAAAGTAGAACGGTGTATTCACCGGCCTCGGGCGCGGGCAGGCAATGGAGGCGAAGGCTATAGCCGTCCCTGTCCTTCATTTTGAAAGCAACGCCGATATTGGTGAATGAGGATTTTTCTTCGCCGTTCTGCTCGTACTTGCGGACGGCAACTGCGTCATATCTTTCGGCCATCAGGCGACTTCCTTCAATGGTGAGAGGGCTTTGAGGTTGGCTGTCCACGAGCGCTTGAAGGCGTCGAAGTCAGCATCGGACAGGCCGTCAATCTCGGCTTTCTGCTTTTCCTTCCATGCCTTGGCGTCCTCAATCGAGGTCGTCGGCATGTTGGCGATCAACGCCTCAAGGACTGGCGACGGGCCGGTTGACACGTT